AACAATGAAAAGCAAACATCTGGAAGGTAACGCCGTAGATGTTATGGCGTATGTAGGAACAAGAGGCAGCTGGGAAATAACTTTGTATGATGATATAGCTGACGCCTTCAAGGCTGCTGCTGTAGAATTAGATATTGGTATAAGATGGGGTGCGGCCTGGCATATACCAGACATAAGAGAATGGTTTGAACCAATGCAGGCAGCTACAGATAACTATGTAGATACCAGAAGAGAACAAGGTAGGCGCCCTTTCATAGACGCCCCTCACTTTGAATTAATCTAAATCACAAACCTGTTTCATAAATGTATAACCGGCTATAGTAATAGCTGGTCTATCTATTGGTTTTGAGAAACCTTTGTAAACAAATTCGCAATCATACTTCTCATTGTTTTCCTTAGTTTTTTGTATGAACTCTAGGTTTTCTGGGTCAGCTATTTTTAGAAAAAGTAAAATGCCAAATAAAATATCCATGTATATATCTCCTTGTTAAAAATCAAATCCGTAAAAATGTATATGTTGTGCCATATCAAAAGCTATCTCACCACAGTGTAATATTATTTCTAATACTATCAGTAATAAAATCCATTTGTTAGTTGTCATTGTATCTCCTTATTTCACAACAGCAATACCTCTAGGACTAGCAACTTGTTTAATAATGTACCCTTTGTTATGTAAACAATTTAATAGCCTGTGAGCATTGGTATGCGCTGCCATTGGTTTAATTATTTTTTCGTCTGCAACTTTACCAGTACATATCTCTCTGACTGTAGGGTAATATCCGTATTCATTAAAAAATACTTTGATGAAATGCAGGACCTCAGCTTGTCTTGGTGTCAACCCAATCTTAGGATTCATGTGAAACCTCCTCATCTATCTTTTGTTCATCTGGAAACAAGTCAGCTGAAGAATGTTCAAGTACATCTCTTACCTCATCTGGGGTAGCTACAGGTTTACTTGGTTCTCTCTTTGCCTCCTCCGGATAGTCTTGTAATTCTTCTGCAGTTACAAGTCCTTTCAATGCGTCTGGAAAGGCGTCCCTTATTGCAAATCCCCTTGCCCTTAGTTGTAACATTCTCTTAGTATATTGTTGCCAGGGTCCAGGTTTATTAAGAAGGCGAGCCTGCTCTGCATCTTGCATAGAAAACTGAGATACTGTTATATCCTCTTTACCGGAAGGAAGTAACCTTGATATTTCACAAGTAGCCACCATGGATTTATCCTGCAGCTTACCTTCAGTTGTTTCTTTTATTCCATTAAAGTTTTCTTGTTGTTTTACAAGGGCTAATAATGAGTCTCCCCACAGTGCAGCTTTACCACTTATAACAGCTATGTTTTGTAGGGACTGCATAGGCTTTAATCCTATTTCATATCCCCATTGTACAGCTACTAAAATGTTTGCTGGTTTACCTTTAAAATGGTCTGGCACTAAACCAGACTGAGACATAGCTTTAGCAAACTTCATAGCCTCTTCTATGTTTCCTGGATTGTATAGTGATAAGTCCTTAGTCATGCGTCTCCTCCTTTGTTGAGATTTTAAATGTGGACCTGGTTGTATATTCACCTTGAACATCAACCATTTTTCTTTTAGGCACACGCTTAGACTTTGATTTAACAGTAGTATTATTTACTATCATTACTTCTGCATCAATACTATCCATGTGCATAACAAGAATTTCTTTTGCATCAAGTTTCTTTTTCTTATATAAACTCTCCTCTGCAGCTGACCTCTGATATTCTGAGATAACTTCCTCCAGATTTACATTCCCTTGTTGCGCATCAACAACAACAACTTTATCTTCTGGGTGAATATCCCTGTCTGGTTCTGCATAGCAATCCTCTGGGTCATCAACAATTTCCCAGAAATTTTTTGTTGCTTTCTCTATCATAGAGCATAACGCTTTTTCTTTACGAAATCCCCACGAGTGTAGCTTGCCTTTCTCTCCATCAAAACAAACAATGATACCCCAGTCTAAACCAGAACACATCATCTGAGCATTTAACTGAATCTTCCATTCCATTCTGCAGCCGGAAAATTCGTAGTCTGTTTTAACTTCCATTACTCCTTTACCAGTAAATGTATCGTTTGAAAATTCTAATTCGCTGCCCTTAGTTACAGTAATTATCCGGTCAAGCGTTGCACCAAGTTTAACCTTCTTATGTAGAAATGCCTTGGCTGGTTCCTCAGTCTCTACATAGATACCCCTATCAGAAAGGTTGTGTACATACCAGGGAACAATGGCGTGTTCCAGGTAAGCCCCTCTACGCATAGCAGCTGAGTTTATTTTTATAGCGTTGCCAACTTCTTCAATACCTTGTTTTGCTGACCGGTGTTCTTTTAATATTTGGTTTGGTGTTCTGTATTTACTTTGACCCATAAGAATTGTACCAACTTCACTTGCGCCCAGCACTTCTCCGGTCTTAGTTTTCTTACCTGTTAATTTAATTTCTGGCATAATTTATCTCCTTTGTAATAGCAATAACATTTGTCAACGAGTGCGCAGGCACTCATCATAAAAATATAAATCATAATTAAACATGATAAAAATATCATGCCTTCAAATATAGCTTTCATCATGCAACCCTCCTTAAAATATTCATGACTGTTGATGTATGCCAGCTGCCATGCTTTCTGACTGTGGGTATTTGTTTTGCATTTAGGTCAGCTGCCACTTGCTTTATAGTCAAGCCTTGCTCTCTTAGCTGCTGGATTAATGGTAAATATTTTTCCGCATTTTTATCTGCATCTTTTTTGTTTGTAGCTGCGCCCTTCAATCCGCTGGCCTTAGTTATATTTCCAAGCCGTTTAATTTTTTTTCCGGCCTTTGAAATAAAAAAACCTTTGCTTTTTATTTCTTCAAGTTTACCTTGCAAGGCGGCCCTTGTTCGCTGTGATATTTTTATCCTTTCAGTTTGTTGAATTGTAAAAAATATTCCGGCTGTTTCTGGTTCCAGGTTTGGCTGGTCTAATGCAATCAATTTAATTTTATTACTCATTACATAATCACGATACCAGGTGGAAATTTCCGCCAGGTCCCTGCCTAGCCTGGAGATATTAGCAACTACTAGCGGTATCTTTTTTTTTATTGCTAACTTTGTAGCGGCTAGCAGCTGCGGCCTCTTATGGTTTGGCGTCTTACCGCTGACGCCTACCTCTTTGAACCAATGTATGGTGGCTGCTGGAAAGGCCTGGCTGATTGTAAACTCTTGGGCCTGTAAAAATTGCGTTGCCGTTGAAACTCTTGGCAAGGCGCAAAGTTCTTTGATGTTATTATATGTCATGGTTTTGTTTTCCTTATGTAAATATTTTGTTCTGTTTAATAATAAAGATATTGCCCCAGCTAGTCAAGGCCAGGGCAACTTGGCTGGCAATCCATGAGAACAAAAGGAAGGAAAAGCGCCAGCCAAATTCTGAATATAATACTTTCTAAAATAAAACTCAGTCAACATTTTTATTTTTGCTGCCCTTAGTTCTCTGATAAATCCAGGGTAAGCCAGTTAAATTTTTTTATTGATTGTTTGCAATTTGTACAAACCAAGGCGGACCAGCTGAAGTTATAAACCAGCTGCCGCCTATGGCAGCAAGGGCAAACAATAGAACGCCCACGCCTGGGCGCCCTTATGTTTTTATTAATAGGTTTCAACATAGTTTATTCATGTAAATCTGTTGACTGTTCTATGCACTCATTATATCCAATTACAAAGCCAAGCAATTCAGCTGTTGAATTAAATCTTTTTAAGTCCTGGCCGTACTGATTAGGGCCAAGGTTAATTGAATATTTATTAAATGAAATACCCTGCTTGCCAATGGTTTCTTTTGACAGCCGGCCATAACCATAGTTTAAAATATTACCGGTGAACGCTGCGCACTGGTTCGCAAAGTAATATTTATTTTTACATTTTAAAATAAAATTTATATTAACTTTGTTAAGTTTAAATTTAATATCAGCCCTTTCATGTATTAAGTCTGACCTATTTTCTAAACTTAAATTACTATCAAGGGTTGTTTTAATTTCATTTAAACGCTTTAACGCTTTTTGTATTTGTTGTGTATTCATTTTAATTTATCCTTTCTATTTGTTTTGTTACTTTGCTAACTTGCGAACCAGGTCGTTTAAAGTATATGTTCCTGGAGACTCAGCCGTTATACAATCAACAAGTTTTAAAAACCTATTCAATGACATTGTTTCTAATTCAAACCAGCTGACGCTTTCCTGCAGTTTGTATTCCGGTTTATAATTACCGCTGGCAAGCCAGTCATTACCTTTCAATAATTTTTGAAGGTTATTCTTTGCGTCTTTTTCTAGCCATTTTTTATGTTCTGTTAACTCAGATTCAGTCATTGAACACAGCTGTTTATATTCTTTTTGTTTCATAATAATTTATCCTTTCCAGGCGGCTTGTTAGGCCGCCTCCGTAGTGTTAATAATAAAGTCAAGCGGCTGCAAATCCTCCAGGAATTTGACGGCCTTGCCTGCCTTGCTGAAGGCTGAATAAATAGCCTTTGGGTCCTTCTTAATTGCTGACTTCCAGCCGTTTAAATATTGCGCATGGTCCGCCCTTGGTTCCGGTGATACGCCCAGCTGAATAGATAAAATAACGGCGCCTGTTTCCGCTATCAATTCTTCAAAAGCGTAGTCAATAGAACCAAAGCCGTTTCCAAGTTTGCGGTTTAACCTGGAACTATGGCCGGTCCAATGCACTAACTCATGCAATAAAGTAGAATAGAAAGCCTCCTGGGGCGTGCTGGTTTTAGTCCCTTTAAAATCACTAGCATTTGGCATAGAAATTTTGTCAGTAACAGAACTATAACAAGCAGTGCCGCCGCCGTAATTGATAACGGCCTTGGTATTTTCAACAAATTGATTAACTTTTTTATCGTCAAAAATATTTACAGGGTCCGGCAAAGGCTTATCATTATCCTTTAATCCTTCTACAACATCTTTATTAAAAACAATATAATTCTTAAAAAGAAATCCTGTTTTTTCTTTAGGCTTGCCGCCTTCATCAAGGTCATTTCTATCTTTATATTTTTTTACTGACCAATAGAAAACAGGTACGCCCTTACCTTTGGCGCCTGCTAGGCTGCCGCCCTTGTCAGTCCATTGTTTATATGTAGCCCACTGGCTGCTTTTATATCCTTCCGCCAGCGCAACAGCTGACAAAAGAAAGGGATTAAATCCATTATAAGGGCGCTTGCTTATACCATTATAAGGGAAACCCTCCGCCGCTTTGGCGGCCCAAGGTTTCAGCCAGTTAGTGCCGTTATCCTCCATTGATTTTAAAATTAAGTTTTGTATTTTTGTTAAATGTTTTTTTTGAGTGTTCATGTTTTTACTTCCTTCCTATTTGGTAAACAACTACGCCAGCAATTCCTATTCCGCCCAGAATAAACATCATTCCAGAAATGAATAAACAAAAGAGACCAGTGAAAAATTCAAGGTTACTATTTAAAGCGTGGTCCAAAAAATAATAACTGGACCAGAAACTAAATACTGTTTGAAATATAAAGTGAAATAAAATCATATTAACCTTCCTTTATTTCTAAATTTAATTCTTTAGCTAAATAAATGTCAGCTTTAGTTTTTAGAGGTAGTCTTAATTTTTCCTTAAAATATAAATCTTTTAAGATTTCCATTTGAGTATCAAACATATTATTAAGTAATGAGTTATTCATATATACCTTCCTTTCTTGTTTGTTCTTAATTAGTTTATATAATGTTCTCATTGTTTAAGATATAAAGATTATATAATATATTGTCAACATATTATTTTAATATAACTACAATAGGAATATAAAAACATGACCAACACCGCAAGAAACCAGGCTTTTTTGAATGAAAAAAAAGTTAAAAAAAATTTGGTTCCGCTGTATGTAACAATAAAACCAGATACAAAAAACAAACTCCAGGCCCTGGCTGATGAACAACGCCGCAGCCTGGCCAGCATGGTAGAAGTTTTAATTATTGAAGGCTTGCAGCGTGAAAATAAATCATAAATATAAAGCCAAAAGAATAACAATTAATAATAATAAATTTGCTAGTAGGGCGGAGGCTGCATATTATCTATTTCATTTAATACCGGCCCTGGAAAAAAAAGAAATAAAAGAAATACAATTACAGCCCAGAATAAAAATAGAAATAAAGGATAAAAAAATATGTCATTATATAGCGGACTTTCGAACAATAGACTTAAACAACAACCAGAAAATAATAGAAATAAAGGGATTCAAGACAGATATTTACAAGTTAAAACTGAAACTAACAAAGGCCGTTTATCCTGCGTTGAAAATCTTGGAGATTTCAGCGAAGGATTTACGCTTAGAAGTATCATTATTAAAACAGCTGCAGCAACAGGCATAAGTCCCAAGCAAATACTAGGACCACGCCGCAGGCCGGACATAGTACATGCACGCCAGCTAGTTTATAAAATCGCTGTTGAGTTTACAAACTATAGTTATCCGCAAATTGGTAACATGTTAAACAGGGACCATTCAACAATCATTCAAGGTTACAAGGCTATCAATATTAAATTACAAAAAGATTATAAATTAAAAAAAATACTTAGATTTATTATTACATTGTTACATGAAAAAAAGTAAACTATCACCGGACCCAGTAAGGGACCCACCAAAAAACCAGGGCGAATATCAAGCGCCAGGTTCTCATTTAGTATTACCAGCAAGGGCCTATGGTGATAATAGATTCAATCGTTA